TTTTCTCAATGCAGATGTATCACTTGAAACAGTCGGCTTTGATCCTGAGAAACTTCAACTTAACCAGGCACGCTCTTACATTGCAACAGAATTAGCGCGAGCGATTGGCATTCCTGCATATTTCGTGGATGCTGAAACTGGTTCTTCAATGACTTATGCAAATGCAAATCTTGCTCGTCAAACCCTTGTAGATTTTTCACTTCGTCCATTGATGACTTCTCTGGAACAAAGATTATCCATGCCGGACTTTTTACCATCATCGCAAATTTGCAAGTTTTCATTAGATGATTATTTGCGTGGATCAGCTTACGAACGCGCACAGGTTTATGAAATCTTAAATCGCATTGGTGTAATGACTGCCGAAGAAATCCGTCAAGAAGAAGACATGGTGAAATAATGGACGAAGCAGTTTATCCGCCTACGCAACGCCAAATCATGCAGATTTCGCAGTATGAGTCAATTGTTGAAACTTTCGGTCAATTCGATCAAGGGTCTGGTGCAAATGGATCGCATTACACTTCAGCTGAAGACAATCCGTTTAAGGAGCAAGGTCTTGTTTGCTCTAATTGTTATTTTTTCGAGGGTGGGCGCGCTTGCGACATTGTTAGTGGCGAAATTGACCCAAATGCAATTTGCAAACTCTGGGTTATACCTGAAACTCTCGTTCAAGCATCCGAAGCACAAGGAGATGGAATGAAACTAAGAATGCCAATGCGCATTGATGCAGCAAATGATGAAAGTCGTATGATCACTGGGCGCATCGTTGCGTTTGATGAAACCGCAAATGCATCAACTGGTCGAGTCGTATTTGCCAAAGGTTCAATCGAACCGAAGCCAGTATTGCTTAATTTAGAACATGATCGCACACGCCGAATTGGTCGCGCAATCGATATGAATTTATCTGAAGATGGAATGGCTATCAATGCAACATTTAAAATCAGCAAAACAACTGCTGGCAACGATGCTCTCGTTGAAGCAATGGATGGACTTCGCGATGGTTTTAGCGTTGAACTAAAAGTCGATGATTACGATGTGCTTAAGGATGGCACAATGAAAGTTTTGAAAGGCACACTTGAGGGCGTAGCTCTTACCAGTGAGCCAGCAGTGCGATCTGCACGCGTTAGCGATGTAGCAGCAGTTGAGGGCGAAGAGCCACAAGAAAATTCTGAAGCTCCAGAGGTTTCAGATGCAAACACAAATCCAAACGAAGGAGAACAAGTGTCCGACACTACCGTTCCAGCTCCTGCCGATGATGTAGCGGTAGAAGCATCTGAAAGCGTTAAGGCAACCACAAAGCCACTCGCTTATACATCTCCACGCTCACCGATTGTTTCTGGCGGTTCATATCTCCAGCACTCAATCCTTGCAAAGTTAGGCAATGAAGACTCACGCCAATATGTAGCGGCTGCTGATGACTCATTCACAACTAACCCTGCATTTTCACCAGTGTCTTATGTGCGCAATGTCGCTCAGAACACAACTTCAATCCGTCCTGTTGTAGATGCTTGCGGTGGCACACGCCCACTTCCAGCAGCTGGCATGACTGTATCAATTCCAAAGATCACCACAAATGCTTCAGTAGCAACAGTCGCTGAGGGTGGAGATACAACTGGAACTGACCAAATCACATCTGCTTATGTAAATGCAACAGTGATTAAAAAGGCTGGCTTCCAGCGCTACTCACAGGAGCTTTTGCTTCGCTCTGATCCATCATTCTATGAAATCATGCTTCAGAACTTACGCGATGGCTACGCACAGGCAATTGATCAGTATGTAATTGCACAAATCGTTGCAGGTGGAACTCAAGCGGCTACAACTGCTGCAACTTCTGCTGGCATGATCTCATTCGTATCAACTGAAGCTGCTGCTGCTTACAACGCGACAAAGCGTGTAGCAACATCACTCGTTTCAGGCACTGGCACATGGTCGCTCCTAATGGGTGCGACAGACTCGACTGGCAGACCAATTTATAATGCAGGTCAGCCAATGAACTCAGGCGGAAACGCTGCACCGACATCTCTTCGTGGAAATGTCTTGGGTCTTGATTATTATGTAGATGCAAACATGGTTTCAACAGTGATCGATGACTCTTCATTTATCATTGAAAAGAACTCAATTGAAATCTACGAAAGCCCAGCGCTAACACTTCAGACCAATGTGCCATCAACAGGCGAAATCGAACTTGAACTATTCGGCTTCGTAGCTGCTGGCGTAACTTGGGCTGGCGGACTTCGCCGCTTCAACCTAACTTGATCTGAACCTAGTCGCTCCCGAATAGGTTAAACAGAGAGGAAACGAAATGCCAAACATTATTACTGCAAGCCAACTGCGTAAGGTGCTTGGCGTTTCGTCTTCCTTGTTTGATGATGCTTACCTAAACAACATCATCGAAAGTGCAGAGGGCGTGGTTTTGCCACTGCTCGAAAGTTATTCAAATAGACTTCAAGGATACGAAATCAAAAATGGCACAGCGGTATTCACAACTCAATTGCCAAATCTCTTCGTAGAAAATCAAACGCTTACAATCTCAGGCGTTTCAACCGCGTTGAATGGTAGCCAAACAGTTACAAGCACTTATCTACGCCCATATTTCTTTTCGATTGCTACGAATGAAGCTGATTTGAACTATCAGCCACTAATTCCACAAGGTTATGCCTATGTATCTGGAAAGAGCGCTGGCGAGATTTACGCCGCTGATCCTGATATTGAAAACGCAATCACTATCGTAAGTGTGGAAATTTTCCAATCAATTACTGCCGCTGGCGGTCAGATTGAGGGTGTCGATTTTGTGCCAGCGCCATTCCGCATGGGTCGCAATTTGCCAGCACGCGTTTATTCTTTAATTGCTAAATATGTCGAAGTCGGAAGCATGGCTCAGTAATGCCTACACCAACGACCATTTCAACGAATGTGCGCGATGCGCTGGCAACCGCTTTATCAGGCGTTGCGGCATCCGTTTATTCAGAACCACCTGAAACAGTAATTCCACCAGCTTGCATAATCGTTCCAGATCAGCCATATCTTGAGGCTGAATTCATTGGCAATTCTTCAGTGCGAGTCAAAATCAATTTTGTTGTAACCGCTGCTGTGGCTTATTACAACAACGCTGGATCATTGGATAATTTGGAGCAACTCATCATTTCAATCATGGGAGTCATTCCAACCAATTACACAATCGGCACAGTGAGCCGACCAAATATCACGCAAGTCGGGGCAACAAATTTGCTGGTCGCGGACATCGAGATCAGCACTAACTACACGCAACAAACAATCTAAGGAGAACAAAGTGGCAACCACAGTAATCACAGGGCGCGATATCACGCTCTCATTTACTGGCGGCACAGACATCGAGGCGCAAGCGACTAGCGCGGTGCTAACAAAGGTGAATGAGCGCCAGACTTATCAAACTCTCGATGGCGAGGCTTACAAAACCACTAATATTAGTGGCACTTTCGCTCTTGAGATGCTTGCCGATTGGGGCAAGGCAAATTCAGTTTGCGAAGCTATTTGGGCAGCTGCTGAATCAGCACCAGATACCGCAATCACAATCACATTGACTGCTGCAACAGGCGCTCAATTCGTATTTGGCATCATGCCTGATTTTCCAACTGCTGGCGGTGCTGGAATTGATGCACAGACAGTTTCATGGAATTTCAAGGTCTATCAAGGCACAGTTACAGAAACCTTTAGTTAAGAAAAGGATCGGGAGCAATGAAACTACCAATTACAATCGAATATACCAATGGCAAGCAAGCAACCTATGTGGCGCAGCCGCCTGAGTGGGTTAAATGGGAGCTGAAGACTGGTAACACAATTTCACAAGCGCAAGAGAAGATTGGGCTGCACGATCTTCTCTTCCTTGCGTATCATGCCATGAAGCGCGAGAACGCAGGTGCGACACCAATCAAGCCTTTTGAAGTTTGGACTGAAACGGTGCTTGATGTGATTGTCGGTGATGAAAACCCAAAAGCCACCCAGACGGAAGTATCAGCCGAGCCATCTGGGAGTTAGCAATAGCGACTGGCATTCCGCCATCAGAGTTTCAATCGGCTGAAGATATTCAAACAGTCATGGAAATAATGAAAGGTCGCAATAATGGCTGAAAATGCTGAGTTTGATATGGCTTTCGATAAGTCAGAACTTCAGGCGCTCTATCGCGCTTTCAAAGTCATGGATCAAGAAGCAATCGACCAGGCTAAACAACAGTCAGGCGCTCTTGCTGAATATCTGCAAGGCAAAATTAAAATTACTGCCGCTAGTCGCGGTCAAGACTCTGCGGCAGCTAGTCGAATTGCCGATGGCAGTCGCGTAAAGAAATCTTCAAAGATTGGCGAATTATCTTTTGGCTTCGTAAGTCAGAAATTTTCGGGTGGCGGTAATACGCAAATGCTATGGGGCGGCAACGAATTCGGATCAAATAAATATAAACAATTTCCAGTTTGGTCAGGCTCTGAGGGTCGCGGTTCAAAAGGTTGGTTTATTTATCCTACGCTTCGCAAAGAACAGCCTTACATCGTGAGAGAATGGGAAGCAGGATTTCAGAAAATCGCTGGAAAGTGGGATAGCTTCTAATGGCAACTGGTTCAAGAACACTCACGCTCAAACTTCTAGCGGATATTGATAACTTTCAAAAGAACTTAAAAACCGCCGATGCTGATACAAGTGGCTTTTCGAAGTCAGTCGAAAAATTCGGCGATATGGCGAAAACTGCATTTATCGGTGCAGCGGCAGCTGCTGGCGCTTATGCAGTAAAAATAGGCGTTGATGGCGTAAAAGCTGCGATTGAAGATGAAGCAGCACAATCAAGATTGGCACGAACACTTCAAGCCGCTACCGGTGCGACTGACGAACAAATTGCATCAACTGAAAAATATATTTCAAAGATGCAATTGGCAACTGGTGTTGCTGATACAGATTTGCGTAATGCTCTTGGTCGTTTATCGCTTTCAACTAATGATTTGACTAAATCACAAGAATTGCTTGGTTTAGCTTTAGATATTAGCAAGGCAACAGGCAAAGATTTAGATGGCGTTGCAAATGCACTTGGTAAGGCTTATGACGGACAAACAACTGCGCTAGGCAAATTGGGCATTGGTCTTTCATCTGCTGAATTAAAGACAATGACTTTCAAAGATGTGCAAGGCAAACTTTCCGATTTATTTGGTGGCGCAGCCGCAAAGAATGCTGAAACATTTCAAGGCAAATTAGACATTATGAAACAGCGCTTCGGTGAATTCGAAGAGAGCGTTGGTCAAAAGGTTTTGCCAATTTTGATGTCGCTATTTACATTCTTCGAAGAAAAGCTTTCACCTGCGTTCGATTGGTTCAAGCGCAATGCTATTGATCCAGTAACCAAAGCGGTTACAGATAACTGGGACACATTCAAAGGCTTGTTTGAATTCCTTTCAAAGACTCTCGTGCCATTCTTCGGCACTGGTCTTGCTCTTGGAATGGTCGCTCTCGGTAAGGCAACAAGTTTCGTAGTCGATGCAGTAGCTGCTGGAATTCGCGCTCTTGAGCCGCTAATCAATTTTGCGGTTTCGGGCATAAATTTAATTATTCGTGGCTTGAATATTGTAAGTCCAGCCAAAGACATTCCTTATGTGCCAAAGTTAAATACCAGTGGAGTTTCAACATCCGTTTCTACACCGAGTGTTCCAAAGATTTCAGTGCCTAGCTCATCTGGGAGCAGCGGAAGTGGTGGTGGCGTAGCGAGTGCTGCATCATCTGGGGCTGGGGCATCGGCAGCGGCTTCATCTCTCAATGTGGCTTCAATCGTAGGATCAACTGGATCAGCGCCAACCAGTATTTCAAACGGTTCTTATTTGAACCCAATCGTGGTCAATGTATCTGGCGCAATCGATCCAGAGGGAACTGCTCGAACAATCGTAAATACATTAAATTCAAGCTTCTATCGTGGCACTGGCGGCGCTGGTGGTTTGGTTTATGGAATATGAGCAATTTCAAACCAGTTTGGCAGGTAACAATCGATGGCACAAATTACACAAATTATGTGCTTGCTGATTTAACCATTACATCTGGTCGCACAAATATCTATGAACAGGCTTATGCAGGTTATTGCAATATAACCTTGATGAACCTTGACCAATCGCCAATTACTTTCGACATCACTGATCCAATCACAATTTCGGTTAAAGACTCGACCAATACTTTTGTGCCAATTTTCGGTGGCTCAATTGTGGATATTGGTGTAACAGTCCAAACTGCTTCACAAGTGGCTCTTACTGAATCGGTCAATATCTTAGCAACAGGAGCGCTTGCAAGGCTTCCTAAAGCTCTAACTAATGGAGTCTTGACTAAAGCCCTTGATGGCGTTCAAATTGCCAAAATCTTAGGCGAAGTGCTTTTCAACACTTGGGCGGAAGTGCCAGCAGCTCTTACTTGGGCAACTTATGATCCAACAACAAATTGGGCAAATGCCGAAAATAATGGCATGGGAACAATCGACATTGGCAATTACGAATTGACCGCCAGATCGTCAAACCGCACGGATGTATATTCTCTCGTATCGGCTCTTGCTTCTTCGGGTCTTGGTTATCTTTACGAGGATGCTCAAGGTCGTATTAGCTACGCTGACTCAACTCACCGAACGACATATTTGAATGCAAATGGTTATACCGAAATCAGTGGCAATAAAGCGCTTGCTCGCGGCGTAAGCATTCAAACTCGCGCTGGAGATGTCCGCAACGATGTAACAATTCAATATAAAAATGGCGCTGAAATAAATGCCAGCGATACTGCATCTATTGGTATTTATGGACAACTTTCACAGATATTCTCGACATCTCTTGAAAACACGGTTGATGCCACAGAACAAGCAAATTTTTATCTTTCGCTGAGATCGTATCCACAAGCGAATTTCAACGCGCTAACTTTTGAACTCACAAATCCAGAATTAACAGATGCGGAACGCGATGCGCTCATTAATGTATTCATGGGGCTTCCAATATCAATCACCGACTTGCCAGACAATATGGTGGGTGGTCAATTCTTAGGTTTCGTTGAGGGCTGGACATTTAAGGCTGGTTTCAATCAATTGGCGCTTTCCATTATTGCTTCGCCGCTGGCATTCAGCTTGTTAGCAATGCGTTGGAATGATGTGCCGATAACGGAAACTTGGTCGAGTGTCGCACCGACATTAGATTGGGCAAATGCGACAATAGTCGCTTAGAAAAGGAGAAAACATGAGTAACCCAACTTCAAATTTCGGCTGGGTCATGCCGACTTCGACCGATCTGGTTACAGACTTGCCAGCAGATTTTGCGGTATTTGGTCAAGGTGTTGATACATCATTCCAATATCTAAAAGGCGGAACGACTGGTCAAATTCTTTCCAAAACTTCAGCAACAGATTTGGCTTATACATGGATCGACAACAATATAAGCACCAATAGCCCAATCAATGCTCCACTTGAAGTTTGCAATGTAACTGCTACCGCAGCAACTGGCACAATTAATGTCGAGGTTGGTTCGCTTGGTTCTGTTTGGTATTACACAACAAATGCTTCCGCAAATTTCACACTGAATTTCCGCAAATCAAGCACAGTTTCACTTTCCACTCTTTTAACGGTTGGTCAATCAATCACTATTGTTTTTTTAAATACGAATGGGGCAACTGCTTATTATCCAACTGCTTTCCAAATTGATGGATCATCAGTTACGCCAAAATGGCAAGGTGGAACTGCTCCGTCAGTAGGTAATGCAAATGCGGTCGATGCATACAGCTTTACAATCATCAAGACTGCTGCAACTCCGTCTTATTTGGTTCTAGGTTCTCAAACAAAGTTTGCATAATGCCAATCAATGGAATGCGTGCTGGCGTATCCAGTCGAGGCTATGGAGAATTCGGTGCTATCGCTGATCCATTTCAGCCTACTGGTGGCAATGAAGTTAAAACCGTTGGCACTTACAAATATCATATTTTTACAACTAGCGGCACTTTTGGCGTAACAACAAATCCAAATAATAAAACAGTAAGCATTATGGTTGTTGGTGCTGGTGCTGGCGGCGGTGCATCACAAGGCGGTGGCGGTGGCGGCGGTGCAATTGAGGGCGCTTCATATTGGCAATCTCAAACGCTTTCGGCTGGTTCTTACAATGTAACAATTGGCAATGGTGGAACTGGCGCACAAGATAATACGACAAAAGGTTCGAATGGCGGTAATTCAAGTTTTGCTGGAACAAGCACAATCACTGCTTTAGGCGGTGGCGGTGGCGGTTCTGAGGGAACGGGACTTCGCGCTGGTAGCACTGGCGGTTCTGGTGGTGGATCATCAATTACATT